ACCTTGTTCGCCGATGACAACCAAGTTTTTACCTTTAGTGCCATCCCATAAGGGTAATTTGTCCAAGCCATAATTGCGATCAATAATGCGATCGATGCGATCACCTTCATCGTAACCTTTGAACCCATTTTCATAATCGCCAAGTTCAAGTTGCGCCAATCCCCGATTGTATAGGACTTGTTTATATCCAGGAGCATACGTTTCAGCTTTGTTAAATAGTTCAATAGCTTCATTCGGCGTACCATTACACACAAACATAGAACCGTAATTGATGTAATAGTCGGATTTGGCATGATCAGTGGTAGGATGTTGGCAATTTGGATTTTCCACCAAATCAATTGCCTGTTTGAAATAAGCTTTGGCTTCTTCATGATAATTCAATTTCTTGTAAACATAGCCAAGATTATTGATGCATTCTATAAAATCAGGTTTTAATCTCAATGCTTCTTTAAAACACATTATTGCCATGATTTTATGATCCATTTTGTTCAAACAACCACCAATTGAAAACCACAATGTCGATATATGTTCATCGTTTTCAATAAATGAAGTCGTCAAAAGCAAATTTAGGTCATGAAATACGGTGTTTAATTCGAGTTTATTCGTCTTTGGGTTTTCTAATCTATCGACGCATTTTTGAAAAAGTTCAGTACCAGTCACTATCATGTTTTGAATCCCATTATTCATAGTAAAAAGCCCGACTGCCTATAGAACAATCGGGCTCAAATACTTTAGCTCAAACCCTTGGTTTTAGTAAGGGTTTCTTGCCACACGGATACTATATTTCAAGATAATACCAGTTGTGTTTGTACCAGCACTTAAGCCGTATTTAACGACACTGTACTGAGGTAACGCGCTATCGGAAATAGAAACCAGATATGGGAACACGCCAGCCTTTGCGTTTGAAGCTACAAAGTTAACGCCCTGTGTTTTCTGTGTTGCGATAGTCGAAAGGTTAGCATCAAGACCGATGTCCACAGGACAAGAATCTGCTCCTGAAGTGTGATAACCATCGATACCCATGATGTATAAACCGTTCTGTACCTGCTGACCCAATACAACCAAAGCATTGGCAGAAGCTGACGCAGTAGCAGCAACGGTGTGAAGCATTGCTTGGTCAAATTCACCAGTGTTGACGTTGCGTGGACCACGCAGATAGGCAGCAGAAGTTTCTGTAATTGGCATAACATCAGCCTCCTATTAGTGAGCCGCAGCGTAGGTTGCGATAACAACTGTTGCGAAGTCGGCACTGTTGAATCTGGCTTTTTTACAGCCGAAGATTGAACCAGCAGACACGCCCAATTGATTACCGTAGTCAAACAATTCTTCCACCCAAGTCATCTTGTCTGGAGCATTGTTTTGACCAAAAGCGATTACACCCGCTTGAGCACCGCAAACGATAGCGCGATAAACGCCAGCCGTTACGCTAGGAACTCGAGTTGAGGAATGTAGAATCACGCCATTGTATTCACCCAATGCACCTGTGTAGATAGGAGATTTGGACGAATTCATACCTGCCATTGCGGCTTTCTCGATATCTAACCATTGACCAGTGTTGGTGTTTTGGCGCATATCGGTAACTTGATATGGATGAAGGAAAGCGACAAATTTTTCTTCGCCTTTGATACGAACTGGGCGAATAAGCGGGGTTAACGTCTTCGCTTTTTCGACAGCCACATCAAGGAATGACAATTTGAAGATGTTTGAGGCAGATGCAGATGCAACAGATGCTTCAGTACCATGACCATTCGCGTAATAAATGTTATTAGCGGATGGAGCGGTTGTGGCATTGTTACCCGTGTATCGTGTGTCTGCTTGCCCTGTGTTACCAGCTAACTGGTTAAACAAGGAAGTATCCCAACGATCGGAGAACCAATCTTGTAAACCAAGACGGGCTTGCTCACGAATGCTAAATGGAACACGTTGCTGTGACATGCGACCATCAGAACGAACGGCATGACGCAACTGGTTAATGACAACGCTGTCATTGTATACAGTTAACGCTTCTTCGTTACCTTCTAATGTTCCGTCACCTTGAACGCCAGCACCTGTTAACTGCATTCTAAGACCGTAGGTAATTTTGTCACCGGGTCCTTTCTGCACTTCAGACAGAAGCTGGATGACTGAACTGTCATCCTTACCGATAAAACGTGAGAAATATGTCTGTTTCAAGGCTTCAAGAAACAGTTTTTTACGCCACGTTTTAACCGCTAACGGATGATTCACGCCATAGGCTGTAGTTGCCATAGGGAAAATCTCCTAGTTATTAAAACAAATAAACGTTGGTTCTTATTTCAGCTAAGAACCTTGGCAAATTCGTCCCAATAACGCTGGGATCAACGGCAACTGTTGGTGCGCTACAGTCAAAGCGATGGTCATGTTTAACGTTCATCACCACAACGGCAACCCTAGCATGGGTCTAATGCCACCCTTTGTACGGGAGGTGGATACCGGCAATTTGTTTATCGTCCAATCAGGACGTTAAATCCAGAATAGATTGTGCTATTTTAGCACTTTTTCTTGCCTTTGCCACCAGAACCTTTCATTGGCATTTTTTTCTTTGATTTCATGGTCAAATCTCCTGATTAAGTATTGTACAATAACTAACCTGAACGCATTAATTTGTTCCAATCAACTTTGTCCAGATCGTCATCGCTCATTTCAGCAACATCTTCCAGCGTTAAATGATCTTTTGCGCTCATTCCGCCGCTGTTGACCGATTTACTGGCTTTCAGACCACGTTCGAGATTAGCAATTTTCTCATTGTTTGCTTGAATTTTGTCCTGACCATTTATATTACTGTTTTGTTTGTACCCGCGCAACTTCGCAATCTCATATAATCGTTGAGCTGGGTTAGCGTTTTGACCTAATGCGGTAGCGACAATCGCGGCTTCATCTTCGACCAACAATTGATTGACCTGTTCATCAGAATAACCAGCCGCTTTATATTCGGCTTGTCTGGATGTTAAAAGGTAATTGTACGCATCTTTGAAATCAGGAGTCGTTTTGCTGAATTCATCTGCTTTCGCTTTATACGTGCCAATGAATTGATCTTGTTTTTGACGAATTTCATATTCTTGTTGTTCTTGCTGTTGTTTTTGCGTAATTGATTGCTCAATGTTTCCGAATTTCTTCTTCAATTGTTCGTTTTCATATTTCAACGCTTCAATTGGGTTTTCATCATAAGAAGGTGGTTTCGGTTGAGATTCTAATTCTGCTTGTTCTTGAGCTTTCTGCAAAATACGATCAAACGTGTCTTTTAATTTCTTATTTTCAGCGTTTAATGTTTCAATTTGCTTTTGTACTTCTTTACGACGGATTCGTTCTTCTTCTGCCATCGCTTTATAGCGTTCTTGCTCGTTCATCGTTTTGTTTTGGTCGTTTTGAGCTAATTCTTCATCATCAGAACCTTGATCATCTTCATCTTTTTTACCATTTTTCAATGGTTTTAAATCTTCATCATCTTCGACAAAGTTTTCTGCTGGATCATTTTTGTTATTTTCCAAATCCTTTTCAGTAATCGGATTTTGCGCTTCATCTTGTTGTTGCTGGTTTAAAATATCATCCATTTCTGAACTACCAAATTCTTGATCTAAAAACGATGCTTCTTCTCTGCTATTGCTCATTGTTTTGAATCCCTTATTGTATTTCCGATAGTGACGGTATTGGTAAGTTTTTCATTGTTGATTCATGCATTCTTGCTTGAGCCGTCAACCGTACCTCAAGTAGTTTACGCAATTGGTTTAATGACAATTCCAAATCTTTACGATATTGATCTGCGGCAAATGCTTGCGATTTCAACTGTTGATCGTTGCTTAATACACCAAACTTTTGCATTGCCAATGCTTGTTGTTCTTGACCAACCGCATGATCTTTTTCAGCAGATGCCATGTTCTTAGCCACTTCTGATTGTGTTTTCTGAACGTCTGCTTCAGCTTGAGCAACTTGTAATTGAGCCAACATTTCACCGATCTGTTGCATTTTTTGTTGAATTGCTTGCTGTTCTGGATCAGGTTGAGATTGTTGATCAATCGTTTGTTTCCATTTCTGAACAAAATCATACGGCAACGGTGCGTAATCAAGAATTTCTTTAGGAATTGCAATACCTGCTTGTAATGCCATTGGTAATATCTTGGTGAGGATTGCAAACGTTTTTTCTTTGCTGTTTGGACTCGTTGGTGATTCGTCCACAATAATGTCGTATTGGAACGCGATTTGCGATTTCATCAATGGAACGTATTTAACGCCATCTTCACCAGTAATACGAATCAATCGACCATCAGCAATATATGTTCTAATGAAATATGCCAGTAATCTGCCGTCTGTTTTTCGATAACGTCGCAATGAATTGAAGAATGTAGCCAACACAGTAATGCCAGCTTCTTTTCGTGTCATCTCAAGCCCAATCGCTTGATCACGTGCAGCCATACCAACCATTTCAAGATTGATACCGGGTATATCGTTGATTGCGCTGATAGCATAATTCAACAATCTATCGATGCCATCTGGATATTGAATTTGTTGTTTCTCTTTAATCTTGTTGAGTCCACCGGGTAACACTTCAACAACGCCATCAGGTGATGCCCATTTATCCTCGAAGTCGCGAATGTCATCAACAGCACCATCCTCGACCATCACACCGCCTTTGGAATTGCTATTGAGAATATGCTGGATTTGAGACAACCATTTATTAGCCCATCGTTGCGGGTCTTTCATCAGTTGAACCAAACCAAAATAAATGTTGCGATTCCTGTCACGTAAACCCGTCATGGCTCGAAACGTAAAATGATCGCAACCTAAATCGCGATGTTCTGCGATAGCATTACCGACTAGAAAACATTGTTTGAATATTTTCTTTTTGATTTTGATTGCCTTGATGCCGACTTGATCTAACATTGGTTTGATTTTGTCGTATTTCTTTCGAGTCAATGTGACGATGTTCCCATCTGGAGTCAAAACAACAAAAACATCTTCTTTTACCCAATACTGATATTGAGCTACTTTGATTTTACCGACTTTGACCATTTGATCAGAATAATCGTTGACGTATTTCCATTCGTCCGTTTGATCGTGAACCAGCATATCGTCATCATTCCATAACGTGCCAGCGTCCACATTTGACAGGTCAAACATTTCTCTGGCTTCGCGTTTACTAAATTCACGAACGCAAGCCACCCATTTAGCATCTTCAAAATTACGCTTAGTTGAATCGGGGTCAACGTACATGGTCAATGGGTCAATACGATCTTTACGAATTATTCCTTGCGGGTCTTCATCGTAATCCATACGCATTTCAGTCCAACTCATGCCGCATATCAGCAAATCTTCAAATGCGTCTGATTCTTCATCTTCTGAATCGTTTTGATCGCGTACCCAATCAGCCGCATCATTCAGCATGTCTGAAAAACCAGAATCGGTGGGTTTTGCTGGGTCTTGTTGATTGACTTCAACGTTTCTAGGGTAATAAGTGACTTCTTGACGGTTTTGAACTTCAACGCCAGCAACCGCATTGATGGTTCTCACCACGCGATTAAATACAACAGGCGGTCTGCCTTCTTTTTCAAGTTTAGCCGCATCTTCTTGCGACCATTGAACGCCAGCATAAAAATCGAAATCTTCTTTGGCATTTCTTCGCCATTCAGACCAATGATCGCGACCTTTACGCAGATTCTCGGTGATCTCATAAACCAAATCATCATCATAATCTACGGTGTTACGCGCCCCAAGCTGAGGTTGTTCTACCTCTCGATCGTCCGCTTGAATATCTGTCACGTTCATCATGTTTTTTCGCCTTCGGCCATATCGCGTTGAGTTCCTTGTCTAGTATTCTAGCCTGACAATCTAGCATATCGTCATGGACTGATACTGGGAAAGCCATATATTCTTCATTTTTATACGTTTCGATCAAATTTTCCGTTCGACCTTCATAGTTTACATAAAATAAGGTTTCAGGTAATAACCATCTGCCTTGTTCTAAACTCGGCACCAGACCTTTTATTCTGTCTGGTTTCGGGATGTTTCCGCCAAGTTGCGTAATCTCAAAACGATAATTTTCCGTTTTCATGCGCTCGTAATAATATTCAATATCGGCTTGCATACCGTACTTTTCATAGCCTACGCCCAACGGTTCCCATTTACGATGCAAATTGAACAATGCATCACCACGTTCTTTAAGGTTAAACCGATCGCGCACAATGTCCAATATACGGTACTTTTTGTCCGAACCGAGCCCAATCACCATCATGACAGTATAATCGCTGGACGTTTTTTTCTCACTAGCGGGATCACAAATCAAGTATTTGTTGGTGCCCTTCGAAGCATTGCCTGTATAATATTGCAACCAACTTTCATTTAATGTTTGTTTACTGTCCGCTATTGGATTTTGGAGTATTTGAGTGCTGAAAGTATATCTCCCAATATCACGTAATCGCTTTACCATCCATTTCTTTGATTTTAATACAGGTTCGCCTTCAAATGTGCCGTCTATGGTACCCGGGTAAATTCTTGGAATCGCGGCTTTACGTTTGATTATCTCGCGATATGCATCATTGAAGTGATAACGCGTGCCAATCATTCTCACTTTTGCTTCTTCACCACCCCCAAGGTTGATCGCCATTTCCCATGCTTCCAATGTCTTTTTACGATCATCAGACGAACGAGCCGATCTCAAGGTTACCATGTCATCGAAGATCAGAATATCGAAATGCTTTGATGTAGGTTGACCTTCAATCAATCCCCAGGCTTCAATGGTTGCTTCTTTTGGATTGGTTTTTTTCTTGAATATCAAACCGCCATCAGTTGACCATGAGGGAGAATCACGATTTGGGTTTTCCCAAAATACATCTGGGTAATAATAATGAAGTTTAACGTTGTATTCAGATTCACGTTTTATCTGTTTTAAAAACCCTTTTGCGATTGGGCGAGTATGACTGAATAAACCGATAGACGGTTCTAATCCTTCCCAAACTGGCAACGGGTCATCACCATGACTGGCAATAATATCTTGCATGGTTTTGCCAAACGTAATGATGCTCGATTTGTAATGATCACGTGACCACAAATCAAGGAAACCATTGGGATTGCTTTCAACTTCTCGACAACGGGCGATTAACCAAGGATGTTCCATGTCTGTACGTTCACAGCCGTACCACATGAAAAAGAACAAATCTGTGCGAAGTAAATAACGAACAATGTCGTAGGTTTTTCGAAGTGGTTGTGATGATATAACGCCAGCCAGTTTGTAATAATCTTCGATTGTCTGTGGTCTGGCGTAATTCATTCTGTTTAATTCATGTATGACCATTTCAACGTAACAGTACCCGTCAATAACGCAGCCGCATCACCGCTTGCCGCCCATGTATCAGCAACGTTGGCATATACGGTACGAGGTGAAGCACCAGTTTCGATTACTACGGCATCGGTATATGGAACGATATTGGCTTATCGAATAAAGAGAATGTCGTTCAAAGAAATCAGTAAATTGATAGGGGTTTCAGCGGTGGCAACAAGTAAGCGGTTAGATAAATTGATTGAGTATTATCGCTCGCGCAAGCCGAAAATGATTTTCCACCAATTAGAGGGCGAGACTTGGGTTGCTTCAAATGCACGCAAGAAGGAATTTGAGTGGAACGCCCTGATGGATAGTTGGGCAGAACGTCATCAAGACCCGTTTACCCTTCAGTCTCGTATCCCTTTTGTTATTAGTAAGACTTGGCGCTAAAGGCATGCTTACCTATCACGACATTTTAGCCTCAGTAGCAGTGAGATGTAATTCTCTTGGCAACAATGGACTGTGGAATGCGACCACAGCGGCGGGACTACAGACTGTTTACGAACAACGTCCTTTGATAGATGAAATGTTCGGGTCGAGCATCTTTCCGTTT